GAGAAAAATTGAGCGTCATCACCTACCAGTGAATCCATCATCATTTCTGTACCTGAATTAGCAATTAGTTTAGCCTTTACATCTTGTTGTTTCTTTTCTTTTTGTATTCTTCTGATAAATGCATAGTATATTATTTGTGTGAAATATGCAAATGGATTATTAGATTTCTCTGGATTAAAGTTGCTCATATATTGTAAGCAGTTTTCTATGCCATCTGATATCATATCATCACGATAGGTATAGTTTATAAAATTCGGTCTATAAGATAAGTGATTAGCAATCTTCAAAAAACACTCACCAATATAGTTAGTCACTTCAGGATGTTTTCTTTTCTTTTCTTGTGCCTTTTGGCATTTTAAACGATAGTCAACCATAGCCTGAAGAAACCTTTTATTATCAACATAGTGTGGTTTCTGTTTAGCTTTTATTTTTTCCATAATTTTCTTTCTTGATTATAAAACAATTATAACATTTTTGTAGCTAAATGTAAAGCAAGTTGTATTAATTAAATTTATTTTTAAAAACGCTTGACGACTTGGGTATCCCATGTTATACTGACTATGTAGTCGCTTGGGGAACCAGCTATAGGTAGCAATTAGTGTATAGTTTTCTTTCCAAATAAATCAATCAAATCTTCTTCTGACCATTGTAGTGGTTCTCTCTGGTCAATTTTTTGCATTCGATCCATCTGATCTGCCAACTTATAGATTTTTTCCATTTCTTCGGCAGATAAGACAGGTTTGGCATTTGCCTTTGCCTTCTCTAGTTTATCTAATATAACTTCATAATAATGTGATATGTGTTTGTCCGCTTGGGTAATTACTAATATCTTATCTCTAGGAATTACAAATGTCTTATCATCTGTAAATGGCAACCAAGGTGCTAAAGTAGAGTCATCTTTCATACCCATTTCAGTTTCCCTTTTTACTGTATTTAATTCTAATGCGTTTGTGATTCGTAAAAAGTCTTTATCAACAACAATACTACCCATAATAGTAGTACCATCAGTTAGTTTTACCATACGATAATCTTTTTCCATTTTAATCCTTTAGGTTTATATTATGTATCTCGTAGTCGAATTCTTCCTCGTTGTATATATTTATTCTTTCCTGAAAGTGCTTTAAAGTAAAATTCTCTTTAGATTTGTATTGTAAATCATCTGCAATATCATATAAAGTAGCATTGACTTTATTGTCGCCTAATCTTAATCCTCTACCTATTGATTGTAGATTTCTTATTCTACTTTTAGAAGGACTAGCAAATATTATGTTATGTAAATTCTTTATATTGATACCAGTAGAGAATGTGCCATAACTTGCTACAATAATGGCATTAGTTTCGTTTTCAACTATTGCTCTTGCCTTTTCTCTTTCTTCTGTTTCGACACCGCCATATATATAAAAAACCTTTCGATTTTCTTCTGCCTTTTCATCTATAATTTTAAATAATTCTTTACCATGTTTTTCTACTAACTGAAATAATATTAGTGTATTGCCTTTTATTTTAAGTGCTAGATTACGAATAAAATTGTTTCTTGATTTACTTGATACCAGATAGTCTATCTCGTCTTGATACTTACCACTTGCCACCATTTTACAGTTTGCCTCACTATGTTTAAGTATTAAGCATCTGACTGCCAGATTACTTAACTGTTTTTTGTCCATAAGTTTTTTAGTTGTTGTCACTTTATTTACGGCGCCAAACAATCCTTCTAATACTAACTTATGTGTATGAGCACCATCTAAAGTACCTGTAAGACCTATACGATATTTACAATCAACAAGTTTAGTCATAATTTCTGTTAATGATTTTGATTTAAATAAGTGTGCCTCATCGCCAAACACAACACCGAATTGTTTAAAGTATTCTTTTGGTAGTTTATATAATGATTGCCATGTAGATATCAAGACCTTTTTATCTGTCTGATTAGAGTATCCACTATATAATCTGTGGCAATACTTCTTTACATTCCAACCATATGACTCAAAATCAGAATACATCTGTTCCACTAGTGATGTTGTCGGCACTATCAATAATGTTCTATTATTGGCATCCTCTTTGATTAGGTGCGAATAATAACGAATTAAGGAATATATGATGAATGACTTACCGGACGCCGTAGGACTTACCAGGAGGGCCCTATTGCGTTTTAAACTATGATATATTGCGTCTATCTGATAATCTCTTGCTTCAAATTTTTGACCTAGACTATTTGAAAATTTAGTGACAACATCTTTATCGACCTTGTTATCTATATCTACATCTTTGGCGGCCACTATATTGTAACCTCGTTCTTCGGCAAACGCTTTGATATAGGGATACAGGCCAAAATAAATCTCTTTTGTTTTTTGTGAAAACAATCTTATCTTGCCATCCCACATACGAGTACGAAATGCCGGCATAAACTTATACCCAGGCACATAAAAGGTAAAGAATTCAGATATCTCTCTTTGTATATCTGACTCGCAGTCTACCGTAATGTAAACTTCGTTTTTCTTTTCTATGATAATGAGATTAGAATTGTCCCGATTGATATTCATGGCGTTCACCTAACTGTCCTTTGATCTGTATATTCCACGATATACTTATACGATCTTTTTGTGACTGATTTATAGGAACCCAATGTACTAACCATGAAGGAAATATTATTATTCGATTTGTTTTTGCTTTGTAATTTAGTAAATTTGCGTTGTCAATATGGTCATTCTTTTTTCTTGGTAGTATAACATTGGCACCTGGTCTTGGGTCCTGAAAAGTAATTCCAGATGTATTATCGGCGTCTATATAAAAGACACCACTTAAAAAATTGTTTGAATGTGAATGTGGTTGATGTGTTTCGCCAGGTTTTAGTACATTACCCCACATACTAGTTATTTCTATCGTATCTGCTATATAGTCCATAGCGTCAATTGATTTAAAAACTTCTTTACTAACATCTTTAGCAAACCATTTAAAAGGTTCTGTTTTGTCTAAATCAGGACCTGTTTGCCAGTTAGGTTTTCTCTTTTCATACAGAGATAGTATTTCATTTTTTAAAGCAGGTAATCTTTGAGGCGCTAGAAAGTCATCTTGAATAAAAAGATTTGTAGGAAATATTTGTTGATGATCCATTATATTGCACCACTAGTGAATTTCTTCCATTCAATAGCGTTCTTAATTAAAAATGTTCTATTGTTTACACTTCTTAATACCTGTTCAAGATATTTAACTATTTGATTTAGATATGCAACCTTTTGATCTGCCTTCTGTAAATCAGGATCAGAATCCATATAGATATGTACATCTGCTTTTAATACTTTTATATCGAAAGGTCTTTGTTTATATACATGAGGATCCGCCTTGCCTGTATAGTATTCCCACTTATCCCTTATCATAGTCTTGTGTTCATATTCTGATTTTTTTAATAGTAAAGAAAACTTATTAAAGTGTATTAAATATTTGTTATGTAATAGTGGTATGTTTATTGATTCGGCGTCTAGTTCCGTGTCATCTAATTTAAAGTCTTTATTGACTGCTTGTTGTAATTCTTCTAATGTCATATTAATATTATATCACCTTTTCCGCTAATTGTAAAGCCTTTGAGCCATTTCTTTCTGTGTTATATATTTTAGGTTAGGACAGGTAGACCATTCTTTTATTGGCATATCCGTTTTTGCTTCGGCACCCTTATTCACTTTGTAGAATTGTGTGTTAGTAAATTTATCAAATGTGTGTTTATGTTGTAGGATCCAATTAAATGTTTCATCTGGATTATTAGGTCTGGCCGCCAATGCGTCTTTATCGGCATAACTATCCGTGCCGGCATATATGTTATTGACTTTATCATTATCAGAATATAGATCGTGTCCTACTATGTAAACTTCTTTGGCACTTAACTCACAGGCAAGATATACTGATCGACTACCTGTGGCATAGGCAAAATTATCTACATCTGGTTCAATGTCTATTATCTCGTCATCTTTAGAAACACCTGTGATATAAGTTATACCTAAATTATGTCCCTTTGTAAGTGTGAACACGCCATCGGCGCCATGATAAACAACCTGCTCGCTATCATTCCATACTATATCAGTCTTGTCTGCCATCGTCTTCATCATTTCTTTTGCGACAAATATAGGAACAGGCGTCCAGTAACCTAGATATACTTTCATGTCTTTTAGATTTGCCTTACGATATATCTCATGTGCCATTCTCGAATCTAATGCCACTAATATATCAGGCGTAAAATCACGATAGATAGCATTACAACCTATTACGGTTGCATAGTCTTTCATTTTTTTGAGGTCTAGACCTTGTCTTGATTGCCCATTACCGAGGCAGACGGCCGTATCTATCCATGTTAAAGTCTTCATCAAAAATCATCCTATATTGTCTTATATTATAATTGTATTATATCGTAATTTAAATAATTAAAACTTGATTGTACTTGTAAGTAATCAACATCACTTGCCTTGATATCATAAGATAATGATCCTAAAGATATAGGATAAACATTTCTAAATCTTATCTCGGTCACAGCAATGTTCTTACTATTTAAAACTGTTAATGTTGCGTCTGAATATGTGCCACCTTCGTCAAGTGGTTGTGCAATACTTGTTCCTGTTGCAGCCGTGCTTGATGTTGTGCCAGGAAATCTATCACTACTCGTTCCT